CCGAACTATTATCAATAGGGGCGAATCTTCTGGAACCACTTTTACGACTCATGGTCTTGGGAAACCTTCAACTTTTGGCACCGGCAAAGCTTATTGGGACATCAAATCAGACGTGTTGAGTTTGAATGCTTCCGCTGTGAATTGCGCCCCTGGCACAGATCATGGTGGTCGTGGCATGTTGCGTGAAGTGCTTGAAAACAAAGTTCTTGGTCGCAACAAGAGTCCTATTGGCCATATTGTTCGCCTCAGTCCTAGTTGGGCCGGTGAAGGAGCTATGTACGGTGTTTTGATGGATTCCACTACTTTTGTCACAAACGCTCACTTTTTCGCGGGTTGCCCTCTTGGAAAGAAATTTACGATTAAGATTGAAGCCTGGAATTCTGAGACTAGATCTTTCATTTCTGAGATACGTCATCTGGATTGGAATTGTGTTTCTTTTGGGGACAAGAAAGCGGATCTCGTTCGTGTTCTTCACGGTTCAAGCTCTATGCGTGTGCGTGATCTCAAGTGTTATTATAAAGAAGAGGTTGATGTTCCTTGCACTGTGGCTGGTACTTTTTCCCGCTTCAATGACCGAGATAAAGAATGGGTTTTGACAGAGACTGCTTTTTCCACCCAGGATCCCCATTGTATTTTGCATGGCGAAGGACGAGTCTCTTACCCAGGAAACGCACGTGGACTTATGTCTTCCCAGGTGGGTAACAAGATGCACAATGCCTTTTCTCGCGCGGTGAACCTCAAGGATCCCCAGAAAAGGGTGCATGGTGAATGTGGTTTGCCAGCCTTCTTTTCGACTGAGAATGGACGTTTCCCAACTCTTGCCTTGTATGCGGGGATTATGAATCGACCTGATTCGGATATCGGACATGAGATTTATATCACTTTGAGCACTAAGTTCATTCATGAGACAAGCAGGCAACTTGGCAATATTAATGCCATCAACCCCTCTGCTTGTTCAAAAACTCTTGGCGCTTTTGGTGATTCTCACAGTTTCATTCCACATATGGATCATGTTCAGAGAGGTCATGCCACCACTGCTGAAGAGAAGTCTGTTCTGGAGCAAGCCAGGATGGACTGTTCTTCCAATGTGAGAATGGGCAAAGGTCAGGTTGACTGGCATACGCACCTCCCGAAGAGCGGCCCAAATGAAGCTGAAGCCACACCGATGTACACCTTTTCTGAATCGTCTTCTGGCACGCATGTAGCCTTGCCTACCTTTGACCCCAACAAAGTTCAGGCCGTGTATCCGGGTTTGGATGGTGTCAAACCCATGTACCAGTCTATAAACTCAGGTAACAACATTTTCTTCTATCCGGGCTTGTTTGCCTTGGGGTGTTCTCCCTGGGCTGGTGAACCTCATGAAACCATGGGAGATGATGCAGTGATTGGTATGGTTGGACCTGGTCAATCATGTGAAGAACACAATTCCGAAAATGGAAGTGTTTCGTCAATGGCTCTTGGCAAGGAGGTGGCAAAGTGTTTTATCAGTGGTGATGTTCCAGCGCCTTTAACGCGCCAGGCTTCTGCTCAGCTTTTGCGGAGGCACAGGAAAACTGTTGATCTTATACTTGACGAAAGTCCACAGACCAGGGAAGACGTTCAACACCTTTTGGTTACTACGGTTGATGAGCAATTTGCGGGTGTCAAGCGGCCTGATGGTTCTGTCATTTTTGATAAGATGGACCGGAATAGCAGCTGGGGATCCAATTTTAAACCCATGAATGGAAGTACCAAGAGGGATGTGTACGATATCAATGAAGATGGCACGCTTCAGATTCATGAAGAGGCTATACCGGCTTGGATCGCTTTTACTGCTGGGGTTTTTCTTTTTACGAATGGTGAGGTCCCCTGGCATCAGTATCTCTCTTGCTTTGCAAAACGAGAATGCTATCCAGTAACTACCAAGGCCAGAAATTTCAGATATCCTTCTTATGAGGAACCCTTGCAGTTTTTTACGGAAATGTTGGGTAAGGAACGCGCTGAAGACCTGCTTGCTCTTGCTCCTGCTGACGACCAGTCAATTAGAAATTTGTACCATAAAATGGCTGGTGTTTCAGTGAAGGTTAAGACGCGATTGGTTTGCAACGTCCCTGGTGCTGTCAATGTGGCTTTTAGAATGCTTATGGCGCCAATCTTCTTTCTCTTGAGTTTCAATCCCCTTGCTTTTGACATGGTCGCTGGTCTAGATATGGGTGGTCCCCATTTTGAGCAAAGCACCTGGCAGATTTTCAAGGCTGGTTATATCAGGGATGATTATTGCGTCGGCGATTCTTCCAAGTTTCGTGTGTTTGATATGGATGTCAAGAGTTGGGACAAAATACTTCCGGCTCATTTGATTCGCCATGCTCTCTTGATTTTGATTGAGTTGGTTTTCCACATCCACAAACGATTTGGTACTTACAATGATCGCCTTCGTGATATGGCTGAAGCTCTTATGCGCTGGTGGGATAATATGTCTATGTTCTACAGCGGCATTATTTTTCCCGTTTCTTTCATGCCATCTGGTTTTACTGGAACTTTACCTGTCAACAGTTTGGTCAATCAACTCCTTGCTATCGTCAATATCTTCTGGTTTGCTGAGAAGTATATGGTGAAACTACCGAGGTGTTTTTCTGAGTGGATTGTCCACAAAGCTTTGGGTGATGACAGTCAAACTGCTGTGAAACCAGCTTTCATTCAGGCCTGCCGTGATGCTGGGGCACCCGAGTTTAGTGCCCTCGATTACATTGCAGGCATGAGAGATTTTGGTATCACTGCGACGTTGGGTGACAAATCCGATGGAGGCTCTCTTCTGTACCAACCGCCTCGCAAGCTTGTCTTTTTGCAGCATGTCATGTTCTACCTCCGCATTCCTGCTTGGAACATTGCTGACATCAAGGAAGTTCCTTCTCGTGCTGGCGCATCTGTTCTTGTTGCTGCCGCTCCTTTGAAGTCGACAACCCTCATTAAGATGTTGGCGAAGCAGGACTCGGACTCGATCGTGGCGAAACCATATCTTTTGCTCGATCAGATTCGAATTTTGTTGCTGGAGCTCGTGCCCTACGGGAAGAGAAGACATACTCTCTTTGTTGAGGCCGTGCGTCGCTTTCGCGACCCTCTCTGGAGGCCTGAAGGTGACGGGCTTCTCGAGTTGGAATATCAGAAGATTCTTCAGTGGGACTTTTGGCTTTCCTCTTATGTGGACAAGTTTTGCGAGGGTGGTCGCATTGACCCCTCCATTGAGGCTGCTAGACGAGATTCTAGGTTGTTTACCGACCTTATCTTTGAGCTCAATGGTGATAGGGGCATTGAGGAGTTGACTTACGACTTCGTGGCGGACTTTGGGCCAGGGTGCTCGAAGCCCAAGACGGAGCGTGATTAACCCTCTTTTAAAAGCGCTTGGGTGGCGCGACGGACTCTCTGAGTTGTCAAAAACCCGTTCACACAGTTTTAGATCTTGAACCATTTCCAGCTGGTATCTCGCTAGCTGTGTGTCCTATTTTATGTATGGAATGTTGTGCTAGTTTGGGACATTAGAGCAAGTCCCTTACCTTATTACTGCTCAGAAACAAGTACTGCTTCAGCGACGACTGTTGACGTCAAAATTCAACAGACTTATGCCTTCGATGATTCGGAGCAACAATTCATCACTACTGTTAGAGATGGTGAAGATCCCACTCATGATTGGGGTTCATATTCAGACGTGGACCTCGCTAAGTGGATGGAAAGGCCTATTCTTGCTGGCACCTATATTTGGAATGTCGGTGAACCCTTTCCTGTTATTTATTTTAATCCCTGGTCTGCCTTTTTAGATAGCCCCAGTGTGGCTCAAAAGCTTTCCAACTTTTATCTTCTGCGTTGCAAGATGTGCATGAAGGTGATCGTTAATGGCTCACAAATGCATTATGGTCGTGGTATTATATCCTATCGACCTTTGATGTCAGAGCCCGGAGAGCGATTCCAGTTTGACCCGGGTACTCTTTTTAGTAATCCTTTTGAATTTATTGGCCACGATGCCGCTTCTGGAATCGCGGTGACTGGGTCTCAGGAAGTGTGTCTTATGACCCAATCTCAGTGGCCTAAAATATTTATTGATCCAGGGCAATCACTTGGTGGTGAGATGTGTTTTCCTTTCTTTTATGGCGCAAATTGGTTTCGTATTCCTGATAGAGATTGGGTTGCGAACCCCTCTGCTGTTGCTTCTGGGCAAGAGTTTGTCAATCCAGACGGCTCATATGTCCAGATGCTGAATGGAAATGTGCCCAACACTTCTCATGGAGTCTATGGGTGTCGGGCTTCACATATGGGGGTCATTCACAGTTCTAGTTTGGCACCATTAAAACATGCCAATGGGGCTGATGATCCCGTCACAATTCAAGTGTTTCTTTGGGCTGAGGATGTTAAGTTGTCCATTCCCACATCGGTTCCTCACCCTGAGGCAGCCCCTTTGACCAGTGCCATATCTTATACCCCACACATGCGGTCTGAGTACGTGCCTAATTTCCTAGGGGACTTGGCGCACTCCTCAGCTCCTGACATTTCTTCTAGATTGGAATATGGAAGTTCCACGTTGGCCACTGATGCGGCTACCGTTGGTATTGAAAGTTCTGATGAAATGTCAATTACGCACCTTGCTAAGAGGGAGTGTTGGCTTGACCGGTTCACTTGGACGGTCGATTCGCCTGCTGAGACTCCCATATGGCAGTGTAGGGTTACCCCACAGTACTTTAGGAGGCAACTTGCAATTGACCCGGATGATAGGAGTTCCGGTATTGTAGCCCAGCAGCCGGCTCCTTCAGCCTATGCTGCTTTGCCTTTTGGGTATTGGAGGGGTTCTATGAAGTACAGAATCCAGATTGTTGCTTCAAATTTACATCGTGGTAGATTGCGTATCGTGTATGACCCTGTCGTTGATACTCATGCACGCTCGGATGTTACTAATTACCCAGAAGCATTGATGAATCTGCAATATAGCAGAACGATTGATATAGCTGGTGACTCTGGTCGTGATTTTTGTTTTGAGGTTGGTTACATGCAGGAAAAACCTTATTTGCCTCTGTTGCAGCTGGAGTCTACCAATGGTGACGGTAGTAATAATTATGATTGGGAGAATTACGGGCCTATTGTTCCAACACCTGGCACTGCCAGGATTACATCCACTTCTACCACCAATGGCACTATAACTATTTATGTACTCAATCGTCTCGCAGTGCCCGCTCAAGCCCCGGATTTGAATAATGACGTTCAGGTCAATGTTTTCGTGGCTGGAGGAGACGATTTGGATTTTCAGATGCCAACGACTAGGAATCTCAATCAAATGTCATTTGTTCCCCCGACGGGTTACCCCGCTAATTGGGACAATGACGCTATTCCCACTGCCGTTGGTAATGAAGCACTTCGCCGTAAGACAGCTAAGAAGGAAGCTGCAGACAAGGCGAATCATGATATTAGATTCACTCCGCATATGGATGCTGGCGGTGGTGAGTCAGCTGCTATGGGAGCTACAGAGATGGAAAATGTTCCCGTAGATCCCCCAACCAAAGCGTGGATGGGTGATTGTTCGCAGCCTCCAGCGCCAATGGCGGCCGTGACTTTTGGAGAGAGTTTCAAGTCATGGTCTGCCCTGATGAATCGTTGGAATCTTTATAACCGGGAAATATTTTGTGATGGAGATCGAGAACCAGTCGGGTTTGACAAGTCGTTTTCTATTTTGTCGATCAACCCTGATTTTCCTCCATTTCCAGGGCCTTCGCCCATGAATATTTTGTGGCCTGCTTTCACCAATAACAACAATCAATTTGCGTCGTTCCCTTCGTATCCTTATATTAGGGGTACTGGAGGTTTGGATGACCCTGGTGATCTGGCACGCAATGCTGGTGTTAACATCCCACCGGCCTCAAAATTTTTCCTCAATGCCCCTCTGCGCGACGTCCCCAACGAGGATAACCCGGTGGATTTGGCTACTTTATTGAAAGTCAACCCGGGTGAATTAACGATATTGCATTTCGTTTCTCGCATGTTTATAGCGCGCAAGGGCGCCATTAAGAACAAATATATTCTTGATGGCAATGATCAATTTGACAGGACTGGAGCAACGACCATTTTTTCCGCGAAACGTCTTCCTGATTCCGGAGTGCTCAGTGGTAATGTGTATTTAACCAACACTTCTAGTGCACAAACCGCTCTCGAGACGAACACGGTCAATTCTGCTTATCCTGCTTTTGGCGGGTTTTGGTCCCAAGCAATGTGTAAATTAGAAAATGGGGCTAATTTCGTCAGAGGTCGTACTCCTTCTCTTGACAAATGTCAGGCTGTAAATGGGAACACCCAGACGGGAGCTGCTACTTGTGGCGCTCCCAATTGGTTCAACCCTCTTGTCGAGCCTGCTGCTCCTCCTCCTTCACTCAATTCTGCTGGTCCTATCAACACTCAGGTTAGGGGCGATCTGATGTTGGCCAACACTTATGATGGAGTTCATGTTACTACTGCTAAACAGCAGCCTGTGATTGAAGTGGAGGTGCCATTTTATGTTAACTCTCGTTTTGTCCAGAATAATCTGGTAATGAACAACACACGGGGCGTTCAGGCTCATGTTCTTCGTTATGAGACTGTTGAGCAAACGATAGCTGTGCCTGATGTTGGTGAGGAACGAGCGGGTGTGACTTATGTTGAGAGGCATGTTAAGCCTGGTGCTGATTTTGCACTTTTTTATTTGGTTAATGTCCCTCACATTTGCTTGAATGCAAGTCATATTTACTCTACCACAACCAATTACCCTGATCCTACTGTCGATGAAATGGTCGATTGTAGTTATTCCAAGCTTCTTTACGCTTGTGGAACGCGCCAGGCTCAGTCTGCGTATAGGCAGACTCCCCCGGCGGGTGGTGTGTATTTTAACACCACTGGGAATGATAACTACTTTTACGACTTGAGTATTGACGCTCAGGCGGCCCCTTTGAATTATCCTTTTGTAACATAGTTTTTAGTCCATGTTTAGTAATTCATATATATATAGTCTTTCGCGTTGGCTTTATAAACGCGTGCGTGAAAGTGTGATCACGCATATTCCTACTGTATATTATACCGGTGCGAACCCGGCGAGAGACAGAGAAAGTTAGTGTCTCAAGGAATGTATTAACACACGAAAGCTCGATCGCCTTGGCAAGGTGAGGACTATATGTCTTGAGCAAAGCTCGCTAAAATCAAGTCCATTGGTTTTTTGTGGGCTTGCCACTTTTATACGAGTAGCGCTTTCCAATTGGAGAGTGCTGCCATTTTAAAAAAAAAAAAAAAAAAAAAAAAAGGCCGAGAGCGGAGGGGCGGCGTGTGGGGAACCAGTG